ACGGTGCTTCAATGTATATCGCTCAAACTTGCCAACATACAAATTCCTACCTTCCTTCGTTATGGTAGCAAGACGACCTTCGTCGTCCCACATTTCCCAATAAACATTTCCAGTATCTTCTCTGATCTGTTTAATCATAATTTAATTATATACTAAAGTAAAATTAAATGCAACTGCCTTTTGGATATTCTCCATTTTCTTCACGAGACTTTCCATGTTTTAAATAATAGTCTCTAGCTTTTCTGACATTAGCACCGTGATGGTTTTGCATTTCACACCACTTCTTAATATATTCATTCTCTGGATCCAAACGTAAAACTTCTTTTACTAAAGTTTCTTGTATTCTCCAATCCCAATTTTGTTTAGTGCTTTGCATTCTTATCTCCTCTCTTTTTACTTCCTGCAAAAATATCATTACCGATCATTTCAATAACATGATCTTGTCTTAACTCACGTAACATATTGTCAATAATCTTTTCGTGAATTTCTCTTTCTCTTCTTTTTCTTCCTGTATACTCTCCAACCGCATAAGCAATAGCAACAAGACTACCAAGTGCAAGTGATGTAAATATATCCATTATTCATCCTCCTGTTTCATTATACCAACATACATTAATAACAAGCCAATGACACCATTGACCACTACCCAAATAGGTTCAGCTGTACCATCTACAGCACCAGCTGACGCTATTAAGAACATAAGACCTGAAACGATCCAACATAAACTACTATTCATCAAACAATCTCTCCTCAATTTCAGATAAGTTAACATTTTTACCATCTAGGTAATCTTCATCACCTAGTATATCTGTAAATGCAGCATCAGCTTTTTTGATAGCTACAAGATCAGTTACACCTGCGGGTAGATCTTTACGTTTGTATTGATCATAAAGATTGCCCCACAAAGTTTCTTCAAAGTTAGGATTAAATGTCATTATGACCTCCCCGGATTCCAACAGTTCTTTTGACTGCGTTGTTTACCATTCTTAGTATCATGTTTGCTAACATTAATACCAAAAGTTGTTCCTGGCATTGGTGGTTGTGTAGGACACTTTGTAATCTTATTATATTTTAGCCATTTTTCTACGTCAGTCATTACTGAGCCTCCTCGAAAGCAGACTCAATAGAAACATTTTCTACTTCACAGAAAAGTTTAATTAGATCTTCTTGCTTCTGAATCTCATCATCAGAAGCTCTAGTGTTAATAATATTGTATTTCTCAATCGCTTGTCTTAGTTGTTTAGATATCATGCTCACTCCTTGTTAAAATTAATATCTATTATTATAATCTCATAATATGGAAATAAAGTCAACTGTTATTTCAATCTCTTAATTTGCATCTCAATCATATCAGCATAATGATCTAAATATGAATGAGTTCCCATATTCTTATCTCTCATCCATTCAACAATTGTTTCTAATTGTTCAATAGCAAGTTCTCTATTAGTCAAAACTTTTTTAAGTTCATCTTCAGGTAAATAAATTCCAAGTTTTTCTAAGCTCATTACTTGACCTCCTTGATAGAAGGTCTTTTACCTAGTTTCTTCTCGATATCTTCAAGATCAAAAACTGAAAAAGGAATAGGTTTAAGTTCAACCTTACCAGTTTCTTCGTTCTTCTCTTTAGTATATCTGTAAAGAGTAGCAGCTTTAGTAAGACCTTTCATAGTCTTACCAGAAACACCTTCAAGGTATCTTATAGCTTGTTTAAAAGTAACGAAATAGCAAGATTCGTCAAAACCTTCAGAACCTAGGATGTCCCAGTTCTTACCAGTATATGTTTGTTTTGTAATGTAATTTATCATAATCACTCCTTATTTTAAAATTAATATCTCTCTATTATACTATTATCTCACAATATCTTTAAAAGGTCAACAGGGAAACAAAAAAAAGTTCCCTGTAAAATCAACTAGTTATACTTACTCCAAAATTCATTCCACATCCAACTAACATGATTGTATAGTGTACTAGCAGTTATAGAAGAATTATATTCATTTAATTTAATGTCTTCTGTTATATAACAAATACTATTATATTCTTCTAAAAATCTTGTAATAAGACCTCTCCACTCTTCAATATGCTCACACTCACCAATAGATTGCTCAGCAAAATGCATAAAGTTTTCATAGTCAGCATTGTAGATACCTAGCTCGTTATCTACCTTCTTAGGCTTCATTGCATATGGGTTTTTTGGATCAATTTTCATCATGTTCTCACTCCTTGTTAAAAAATTATATCTCTCTTATTATAGTCCCATACTATCGAATTAAAGTCAACAACTATTTAAAACTTTTCTTAATATTTCATAACATAGTTTAGCTACCACAAAATCGTATGCTTCTATACCTTTTATTGGTGCAAACTCAACAACATCTACTGCAACTATTTCATTATATTTTACTATACTATCCAATAAATGCATGGTTTCATTCCAAAAATATCCACCAGGTTCTGGTGTTCCAGTAGCTGGCATAAGTGATACATCAAAAGCATCAACGTCAAATGTAAGATATAATTTTTTATTTTCAGGTATTGTACTTCTGAATATTCTATGAGAGTTTTCTTTAATGTATATTTCTTCTTCTAAACTTGTATTTCTTATACCAAAACTATATAAATTAGTCTTGTGGTTAAGCTCTAAACATCTTCTCATAGCACATGCATGACTGTTTTTGGATCCATCATAAGTATCTCTTAAATCACTATGTGCATCAAACTGTAGTATATCAACATCTTCATCAGCCCAAGGTTTAAAAGCTGCAGGTGTTAAACTATGATCTCCACCTATAGTCATAACAAATTTACCAGCTTCTTTACCTAATTTAATCATTTGAGTTAACTCAGGCAAACCAGTATTATAGGCTTGTCCAATCAAACTCATAAATGTATGTATTTTTAAATTATCGGGATATGGATGAAGTTCAACTTGTTGACTTGCTTTGATGATAGATCTTGGACCGTTTCTTGTTCCACGACCATATGATACACCACCTTCTTTAGGATAAGGTAGTATGAGAGTATTACACTCATCATATTTGTATTTCTTAACTCCTAAAAAGTTCATGTAGTTTCCTCTTCTTCCTATTTTCTATGTCAGTATTATGATATGCATAATTTGCTATAATAGGTAGAGTGCTTGTAGCTTCTCCATAAACCATTTGTGTATTAGTGTTGTCAACCTTTCCCCAAGAACTTGCTTCATCTAAAGTAGAACTTGAACAAGCTCCATCTCTAACATCTGCAACTGTGAGTTGTATTGCATATTGGTGCATTGGTACTCTATGACCAATCGATTCTGCTGCAACAACTACATCTTGAGCAAAGTTTTTAGGTACACCACCACCTACCATAAACAAACCTGTATGTGGAGTTTCAACTTTAAGATAAGTCAACTCTCTTAAATCTTTTATACTATCAATTGTTAAATGACTTGTTGGATTGTTTGTTTGATGCATAAGTAATCCAATACCAGCAGCACTATCGTTTAATGCTGGACAAAAAATTGGTACATCTTCTTTATAACATTCTTGAACTAAACTATTACCTGTTCTTAAATGCCAACCCAATAAGTTTAAAAATTCTCTTGAACTATATGCTTTTGTTCCACAATGATTACTTGCAAAATCTTCTATAAAATTATCTACTTGTTTTAAATCATCTTCTGATATAAATGTATCGTATATTCTATCAACATAGTTTTCTCTTAAAATATCATCATTAGCTTTATTGGATCCAATATAATGTCTATTACCTAAACCTTCAAATAAATCCATATCTATAATAGATGCACCTGTGGCTACTATAACATCTACCATATTTAATCTTACTAAGTCTCTATATAATTTTAAACATCCAGCTGCTTGAGTTGAACCAGCTATTGTAAGAATAATTGTTAGATCTTCGTCTAGTAACATATGCTTATATAATTCACAAGCATTATATATTTCTCTTGATGTAAATGATGTTTGATGCATTTCATTTACCATTTTGGTAACATCATACTTAGTTATATCAATATGCTCAACTGTCTTTTTTAACGAATGGTCTATCAATCAATTGTTCCTTTTTACTATAAAAATTATTCTTTTCCAATACTTTCAAAACTGTATCTACATTATACTTTTTACAGCTATAAATGTCAAGCTGAAAATCTTCAGTGTCCCATGTATGTAATATTATATGGCTTGTTGTTATTGCAGTCATCATTGTCCATCCTTCATTGCCTTTATCATCACAACGAGCTGTATGAGGACCACTTAATGATTTCATATCAAGCTCTTTTAATAATTCATCATTTAAATCATGAAGTTTTGGCCAAGGCCACATTAAAGGATTTATTATATCAAAATGTCCTGTTATTATGAGATGTTTATGGATGAGCATTTTATATCACTATACTTTCTAAGTTTTTTAAACTTTACTTTCATTCTCTTATCTATTTCTTTTTGAGTGACATGCTTCTTTTCTTTTAATAATTGTATCATTGCACACACATCACCTATTTCATCAATTAGTTTTGATTGTGTCTTTTCATTGATTCCGTGTCTTAGTATTTTGCTACACTCTTGAATCAACTCACCACATTCTTCCATTGTGATTACAAATAATTGTTCATGGCTATTGAGCTCCATCAGCCAATCCTTGTAATAATAATTCCCATTCTTTAGCTCTAAATTCCCAACTATAAAAATTATCAAAGTAATTCTTTTGTACTGCAAGTTGATTCTGCCAAGTATCTTGACCTTTCATTACTTTAATTGTATTGTTCATTATATTTGCAAATCTATTTACATGCTTTTGACCATCTTCTGTAAACTGATACATGCTTGCAAAGTTAGCACACGTTTCTGGTAATGCACCTAAGTTATTAGTTACAGTTAAACATTTTGCACTCATAGCTTCTATAGCTGCAATACAAGATGTTTCAACCCATATACTTGGAAATGCAAATATGTGTGCTTTGCCCAATGCTTCTACAACTTTATTATGTGGTTGGAATCCGTGATATGTTATATTTTTATGATTATTACAAACATCAAATAATTGTTTATACTGATCATCTCTATGTTTCCATCCATAGATTTCAAAACTACTGAATACATCTAAGTGTAGGTTATCATGTTCTTTACATAAGAACTCAAACACTGGTACTAATAATTCTAAACCTCTATGTGGAGTTGTATGATATATTAATCTTATTTGATCCTTTGGACTTGGTTTTTTAATTAATGATTCTGGAACAGGATCTATAGCATTTCTCATTACATGCATATTATCCATTGGAACACCTAATCCAAGATGAAATGTCGACATTTGATAATTACTTACACAAATCAACTTTTCAAATTTTTTTCTAGATTGTTCGTCTTTTAAATGATTATTTTCAGGATCATTCCATAAATCATGTAACCATAAGACTCTTTTCTTATCTTCTAATTCTCTTACTCTACTACAAATTATTTGAAATTTATCTAAGAGTTCTGGTTCCAATTCTTTCTTCAGTCTATCAAACATTCTTTCAGTACCACCTTGACTCTTTGTCCAGGTACCACTGCTAGTCATTTTATTACCATCACCTAAAGAAAACTCTTGTTCCTTTTTTTCTTCTTCTATACCAGTTATGTTAAGCTGTGTTACCATCTACCATCTCCTTTTCACCATTCTTTTTACCAATATTATACTTTGCAGTTAAGTTCCATTGATCCTTTTCTTTGAAAGGTAGGACCTTAATCTGACTTATAGGAGCAACAGGTTGTTTAGATAAGTCCGGAGTTACCAGAGTTAACAAACCCCATTCTGCTAATAAGTTAGCTATTGTATTTCTTCTTGATGTATCACTTTCTGTAAAGTTAGAAGGCTTACCATCAAGAGCAAATAACTCTTTGAAGTGTACTATAAAGTATCTTCCTTGTTTATGTAATATATGACATGATTGGTATAATGTCTTGTCTTTTCTTGAAGCAACTCCAATTCTGGTTAGAGTTTCTCTGACTTTGAGAAAGTCATCTCCTTCTTTCAATTTAACTTCAATCATATTATCTGTGTCGATTGTCATTTCACACCACCTTTATTTAATTTCTTTTTTATAATGTCTAATTGTTGTTCTGATAACAAAGAAAGAGTAACTCTCGCTTTATCATTATTACAACTATAATATTCCTTAATAATTTCTATATTTTCATTATCTTGTTTCTTATCCCATTTTTTAAATCTCTTCATGGGACGTATCCTATTTATTAAATAGTCATATTGTAATTTATTATCCACATGATGTCTTTGGTTCATCTCATTAGCTAATAAAATACAATCAATAAACTGAGACAAAGCTCTGTTCGTTAAGAAAGGATTATAAACTGCTTCTGCATTACTATCCATAACTATATTCTTCTTTAATGTAATACTATTAATCAAGTCAAAAGGCTTCATTTTCCTTGCCTCCTATATCTCTTAAAAGATCTCTTCTTATGTTTATTCATACTAGCCCTCTTTATTTTTCCTCTACCTATAGATGTTCTTTTCTTAGTAGGTTCGAATACATGAGTGATATATGATTTAGCTTTCTTAGGCATTATTTAAACTCACATTCTATCATTAAGGTTGTTAAACAAGCTACTAAATTTATTTCATGATCAGCTACAAAAGCACTTTTGTATTGGTAGTCTGCTATAGTTGTAACTAGAATAGGAATGCTTGCCTCCTTCATATTCGTATTACAAGTATCATATAACTTTCTGTATATTGTTGTTGGATCATTATCTAAGTTCTCTGCCACCCATTTCCTCATCTGATTAAATTCTTTTTTCTTTAGAGCTTGTACTAAAGTATTGAATGATCCATCACTCATCTGAGTTAGGATACCTACATCTATCTTTCCACTTGAACTATATCTTTGAAGTTCATTTATTATTCTTCTCCAATCTGGAAAGTGTTTAATAATTAATTCTACTACAGCTTTCTTATCGTAATCAACATTTTCTTCTTTAAGTATATCTTGTACTCTTTTCAAGAAACTATTAGCTAATACAGGTTTGTCTTGTTTAGAAATAAGAAACTCAATAACACTACATCTACTGTGTAAAGGTTCAATAATTCTATTCTTATAATTGGCTGTTAAAATAAATCCACAGTTCTTACTATACTCTTCCATAAAGTTTCTTAATGCAGGTTGAGTACTTTGTGGATTAAGGTAATCAGCTTCATCTAAGATAACAAACTTCCTTCCACCATTTAAACTAACTGTACTTGCATAACTCTTTATATCATTTCGTAAAGTATCAATACCACCATTCATACTTCCATTAATAATTAAGTAGTCGGATCCAATTTGATCTAACATAGCTTTAGCAGCTGTAGTTTTACCAACTCCAGGACCACCAGATAATAATAAATTAGGAATACCATTCTTAATAAAATCTTCGAATGTAGATTTTAGATTATCAGGTAATATTGTATCAGATATATTTCTAGGTCTATACTTTTCTGTCCAAAGAAAGTTATTCATTGAACTTACTTCCTTGTTCGACAGGAACCCAATACTTTATCTTATCATACTTACTTGAGAACTCAACACCCATAAATGGATCAGTAATAATAGATACATCATAACTATGTGGAAGTAATTTTATATTTTCAACTAAAAGCACATACTTAAAGTTATTAGTTAACATAGTCTCACCAACTTTCTTATGAAAATTATTACTTGTTGGATTCTTACTATCTTTAACTGTTATAACTATTTCTTGTTTATCAGCTTCACTTTCAATAATAATATTTGGTAACTGCATAACATTAGCAGCTTGTATCAAACTTTTAACATCACTCTCAGTAAGATTAAAACCTAATTCTTTTTGAAAGTCAGGTGTACTATCTTTAGGAACACCTTGGATCATATCTTTATCAGTATAGTAATAATTACTAGAACTATCACCACTGCTTATTGATACATGATTTTCTTGAAAGTCAAAGTCCGGATCTTCGAATAAACTTGTAACACTAAGGAATTGGTTTAAATCATATATTCCAAATTCAAAAGGAAAAGTTTCATCTACAACAGCTTGAGCAGCAATTGTATGCATAGGACTTCTTGTTCTTATAATAGTACCAGTTCTAAATAATATTGACTGGTTAATGCTACTAAAATTCTTTAGGATCTTAATAGTCTTTTCACTTAATTTCATAATAACTCCAATAATTTATTTCTTAAAGGTCTCCTTCTTGTTGCCTCCAATTTGACCTGGATCAGCTGTAGCTGCTGCACCAATCTGTGCTAAGTCCATTAAACTTCCACCAAACATATAAGCACCTTGGTGTGTTAATCTCATCCAAGGACACATCCAAATCTTTAATCCAATCTTTCTTGCCCACTGACAGAACATATAATCTTCAGAAAGATATCTTTTAGATTTAGGATCAATTAGTGCATCAAAGAAACACATAATCTCTCTAGTTCCATCAAAGTTTGCAGTTCTAATATGATCAGGTTTATACATCAACTCAGGATATGCTTCTGTATACTTTTCAAATGCAGATCTTTGTATCATCATAAATCCTGTACCACCTTCTAACACTTCTGCTGGTTCGTTTACCTTAATCTCAGTTACACCTTCAACAGGATTGAATACATAGTCTCCTACATATTTTTCTAACTTGTTAGGGTTCTCATCAGCAAAACCTCTATCAACAGCTCTCTTAATCTTTTCCCAAGATATAGTTTTCTTAGGATAAGGACCACATACTATATCTTTATCTGATCCAGGTTCAGCTATTGCAGCTAACGCTAAAACATCTTGTGGATCAAAACCAATATCACTATCAATAAACATTAAATGTGTTGCCTTTGATCTTAAAAACTCATCTGCAAGATAATTTCTTGCTCTTGTAATTAAACTTTCGTTGAACAAATAAAAGAATGATATCTCCAAACCATATCTTGTTCCAAGTGCAGATAGATCAGCAGTGGACTTACAATATTGACCACCACACATTCCACCATACATGGGACTAGCTACAAAGATTTTTCTTTTCTTTAGTTCTTTTATGTCTATACTAACTTCCACTTATTTCTCCATATTTGTTATCATGTTGTTTACCTATACCATAGCTGCCGTCATACATTGATAAAGTCTCTGCTTCAAACAATAAAAACTGTCCAACTCTAGTTCCTTTTTTTATTTTAGCTGGACCAACTCTTACATGTAAACAGCCAGCCATCACTCCGTGATAACCACTATCATATAGTCCGCTTGTAATAAATAATCCGTTTCTATTTAATGTTGATCTTGTAATTACAAAACCAGCATATCCTTCTCCTACACTAACCACATTCTCCATAATAATCTCATAAGTACCTCTTTCAAGATTAAACCATCCTTCTTCGTCAGGTTGTACTTCTGTAGATCCTCTATGTGTTTTACCTTCTTCAGATATAATAAAAGGACTCTTCTTATTGATTTCGAAGATCTTTTTTATTCTTAGATCGACTGCATTAGGTTGACTATCGCCATGTTGAACTCCAGTCAGCTCACAGTCATTTGTTTTGCTCAGTATATGTTTCACCGTGTCCTCCATAATGTAATGCTAGAATAGCATAATGTATAATCTTTAGTAAGTCTTTTTTATTCTTACCATCTTTCTTTCCATATCGCATAGCATATTTAACTATTGTACCTAAACACATCTCTTCTGCTATACCCATAGATTCCCAAACATCTAATGTTTGAATCTCTTTCTTACCGACATAATGTTGACCATAAGTACCTTTGATATACTCAAAACTATCGTCTAGTAAGTTATCTTCATTGTATTTAAAATTAGGCGACTTCATTAATTTTATCTCTCACTTCTACTTTCGCTTCTAAGCCCCAGAGATATGCATAGACTAATCTATCAATCCATTCCATATTCTCTTTAGCTAACTTTTCAAAAAATTCATTATCTTCTTTATCTTGCTCTAGTTTGTGATTAAAGTCAACAGGCATATGAAATTTTCCATGAAGTAATCCACCAGGAGTATCATCATAACCATAACCATTTAATCCATGCCATATAGCACTACTACTATCCCAACTATCAATAAATTTCTTAAAAGGAGATAAGAACTGAACTTCATTAGGACCATCAACCATCCCTAAGAAATGTATAAGTTGACCATTCTTTCTTGTTGAACCAAGTAAACCCATTTCAGCTAACTGATACATCATATGCAATCTAGAAGTAAATCTATGTAATGAAGGTTCATGTCCAAATGGTTCAATACCATATGCATTAGGTACTGCTAATATACTAACACCAATATAATCTACAAGATCAGGATTTTCAGTAGCCCATCTAAAACATTCTATATAATCTTCTTTATCATTCTTTTTACCTTGTGGTACAAAGAAAGTTTTTATACCTGCCTTCTTAAATATAGGAGCTTGTTCTTTAGCTGCTTCAATAGTCTTCTGTCTATCTTCACCAGGATAATCTGTCATTACAGCATAATCAGCATCTATTCGTTTAGCATAATGAACTATTTGTTCACCGGTAAGGTATCCTTTACCTTCTTGTGTAAACTCAAAAGCACTATTGTCCATTATAATAACGGATCCATTCTTCTTTTCTTCTTTATAAAAATTTGTGTATTGTAAATCATCTACAAGATGAGCTAAAGTCAAATGTACTTCTCTACCTTTAGTAAGGTGTAGATAATTTATTGGTGCTATGTGACAGAAATGAGTCTTTGCCATATACTTCATAATATACCTTTCAAATGTTAAAGTCAACTATTATTTAATCATTCACTGTACGAATGTCTGATATTGGTACTGTTGACGTAGTACCTGTACCAGGTTCTGAAATTTTTGCATAAGTCTGACCCTTCTTTTGAGTCAATCCTTGATATTCTCCTGAAACTACTTTATTACCTTGTTGGAAACCAACTTTAGAGTTTCTTCCTTTTCTTTCAGACTTAGCTTTGGATAATTTGAGTTTTTTTCTTATAGCAATTTCATTTTGTTGTTCTATAAACTCAGCATATCCTTTCATTACTTTTCAGCCTCTGGATCATACTGATCAACTATATCACTTACATGTTTATTAAAATGTTTTAGATGTTGAGCTCCAAACTTTTTTACAAACATTTTTTTAATAGTTGGATGATCCTTATCTGTATTAGTTACATGATGATAAGTAAAATCTCTCATCTTTTTATGATCAGGTGCTTGTTCTTCAAGATATTCTTTAAAACTTTTCATTTAATACTCCTTAGGATATTCTACATGACAACCATTCTCACCGTCTTCACTTACGTCTATTGAAAGCTGTCTACCTGGGTATTTATCTTTTATTTGCTTTGCAAGGTCGTCTGCCATCATTTCACAGCTCTTATAATCTAGTTGTAATGTATCATCTGCATATAAACTTTCTAACCATCTCTTAAATATAAAGAATTCTATATCTCTATCATCATTATACACTTCAATCTGTACCTTAAACTTAAATATATGTCTATGTGGATACCTTAGAAAATCTACTTCATCAGGTGCATCAGGATACTTATGGATCCCTTCTTTCTGAAATGTAACCCATATATTCTTCTTAACTCTTCGCAACACTTCTTCACGAGATTGTTCTGCAATAGTTTCTCTTATAAACTCATCATAACTACCCATTAGTCTTCCTCAGGTAATCCTTTGAGTTGTCTTATTCTATGCTCCATCCAACTTTTAGATGTAAACATATGACCACAATCTTGAGGTTCAGCAATCTTATCAATATGTTTGATCTCTGCTTCTAAGACTTTTATTGTATTTTCAATATTCATGGTTCGCTCCTCTTCTTCCATCTCCTCTACTATATCGTAATACCACCCACACATAATTTAAATTATAATAAATACAACAAGGACTGAAGTTGCGAGTGAGAGAGGAGTGAGTCCAGTCCCTGTTGATTTGTACGTCTATACATGCTCACATTATATATTACAAAATGCATAAACGATTCCTACCTTAACCACTTCTAGCTAAGTTTAAGAATTCTTTTCTTATCTCTGATACCTTATCAGCAAATACACCACCTACAGATAATGTCACAGTACTACTTGTCTGATCTTGAATACCTCTACTTTTAACACACCAGTGCTTAGCATCTACATATACAGCCACATCTTCTGTCTGTGCTACATACTGAATAGTAGCTCTGATCTGTTCTGTCAATCTTTCTTGTACTTGAGGTCTCTTAGCAAAGAATTGAACAATTCTGTTCAACTTAGATAAACCTAGAAGTTTCTTATCAGCAATGTATGCTACAGTAGCTAAACCATCTATAACAACAAAGTGATGTTCACAATTAGATTGAACATTAATATTTTTCTCTAATAAAAATGAACCATTAGTTTTCATCTTATTCTCTATAGCTGTACACTTAGGAAAGTAATCATAATTTAATCCATAAAATATTTCATTAACATACATCTTAGCTACACGTTTAGGTGTATCCATCAATGAGTCATCTGTAGTATCTAAACCCAATTCAATCATTATATCGCTAAAACTATCTGTGATAGCAGCAATCTTTTTTTCTGCTGACTGTTTAACCTGATCAGTCATAGGTGTTTCTAATCCTTGCTTAACTAAGTACGCATGTACTTCTTTACCTAAACTTGGATCGTTTTTATAACTAGGATGCATTGTTCTCCTCCTTTTCTACAATTGCACTATTCGCTCCGTGCTCTGCACACTCAACTTTAATAACATAACATCTATTATTTGTTTTTTCTCTTATCAATTTATCTGCAAAGTCAAATGCATGTTCTGCAAACTTCTCTGCTCCAACTCCATCAAAGATCCTTACTTTCGCAAGATCTAATTCTTCTAATTCTCTAAACTTATCTAAATGTGGATCATCTTTAGTTAAACAAACTTTATGATCAAACATATCTTCTAACCAAGCCTTCAAAGGTCTTAGACCTCCAAAGTCAACAGCCCAGTTTCTACTATCTAATTCCTTACATGCAAAAGTAAATGTAAACGCTAAACTATAACCATGAAGAAAACGACAGTGTGAGTGAACAGCATTAGGTTGTCTAAAGACAGCGCTTAATCCAATATTATGTCCATAGTGTTTAGTACTCTTGTATATCATTTATTTATTCTCCCAAGGAAAGTTGATCCAGTCATCATCATAAAACATTTCTCCATAAAAGTCAACACTAAATCCACTTTTTTTCTTATTAATTAATGCTGCTGTTACAAAATGCAAGTGTCTATTCTTAAATACTTGTGATACTACATCAAAAGTCATTCCAGAATCATTAATATCATCTACTACAAGATATCTTGCGTCTGATATAGGTTTAAACTTTGTGTGATGTGTTGCTTTATTGTCTCTGAACGAGACACCAAGAACTTCCATAGGAAGATCTAATCTATGTGATAACATAACAGCTGGTATCAATCCACCTCTTGTTATTCCAACAATATGTGTAGGCTTCCAATGAGATACTCTATTATGAATAGTTGTAACTAACTGATCTATATTATTCCATGAATAATTAACTATTGCTTTAGACTCCGACAACATTCCCCCATAAGTAACAGTGAACTCTTGCCGATACTTTATATCCTCTTTTTAAAGCCTGGGTAGCGATCGTACCCGCGACTTCTTCTTGCCCTTCTTTAGTAGCTGATACAGGCATAATCCAAATAGGAAAGTTAATCCCACGAGCCCTAAAAGATCTAATAACATCTTCTACTTCCTTCCAACATTTATCTGTTCCATTAACAACAAATTTAAGTTGTCCATTCTTACTTAGGTCATAGTAGTTTTCGACAACTTCAGGTTTAATGGCTTTTTCATTCTTTTCACCAGAAACTGTAAATAGTTTAGGACTTACACTCCAAAATAATTCACCACCACAGTTCTCTACATAATCATCTATCATAGTAACAAAGCCTTCATCAAAAGCCAAATCTTGTGTACCATTTGTTTCTATAGTTATACTTGGTGGTACATTTCTTTCAGCCATAAACTGTCTCATTACATCTATAATAGCTTCTTGATTATGTTTAAGCATAGGTTCTCCACCAGTAAAACACATATGATTATCTTTAACTAAACCATGATGATTAGGTCCACCTTTCATCATACTTTCAACTAATCTATCGTATATCTGTTTAGATGTTCCTTTGTGTTGTAGATCTTTGAACTTTCTTGACCAACTATAACTACTATCACATCCAAATTGAAATACTGGAAAGTCTTCTAATCTATTATACTTACTTGGATCCAAATCGGCATATGGAAGTTTATATGTTTTAGGATCAGTAGGATCCTTTTGACCAAAACCATGACATTGTAAATTACAAGCCCATAGTCTTAACCATAATGTAGGAAATCCTGTATAGTATCCTTCGCCTTGTATACTATGAAATATCTCACTATAGAGGTGTTCTTTTTGCATTCTTTCTCCTCAATCTATCCAACTTAACTTTGTCTTTTCTCGCCTTATCTAAATGAATTCTATTAGCTCTTTGAGTAAAATTAATTCCTTGTAGATGGTCGTATTCATGTTGGAATATTCTCGCTGTTAATCCTGTAAGTTTAAATGTATCAATATTCTTTTGCCAATCAGTTATCCTTGCTCTTATCTCAATAGGTCTTTTTATCTTAATATATAAACCAGGAAAACTCAAACAACCTTCTTCACCATACTCTAAACCTGATGAAAAGTCAACAATCTTTGGATTAAATGCTCCTACTATACTTTCTGGCTCATCATAGTTTCCAAATACAAACATACTATATTGTAATCCTACTTGATTACAGGATAACCCTAATCCTTTTTTCTTAATCATAGTTGCTGCCATTCTTTCAAATAAATGTCTTGGATCCATGGGTGGATTATCAAAATCAAAAGGAATAGTTTTTTGTTTTAAATATGTGTCTACTAACTTAAATGGTTCTGCCATTTTTCTATCATTTCATCTAACATTGTTTCAAAAGTATACTCTGGTTCCCATTTTAAAGTCTTTCTTGTCTCTGAGCTATCACCACACAAGTATTTTAATTCTTCGGGTCTCATAAACTTAGGGTTTTGAGTAACGTATTTATTAGGATCTAAGTCTAGCTTTTTGAATACATAAGTGCATAAATCTCTAACACTATGACTTTTTCCTGTAGCTATGATCCAATTTCTTGCTTCCTTATAATCCATCATCTTAATTATAGCTTTCATATAATCTTTACTATGACCCCAATCTCTTTTACTATCTAAGTTTCCAAGAACAAGTTTATCAGCTTTACCTAATGATATCTCAACAGCTCTCTTAACTACTTTATTAGTAACAAAGTTGGATCCTCTTCTTGGACTTTCATGGTTAAATAATATACCATTGACAATAAACATCTTATATGCATTTCTATAATGGTTAGCTAAATTATATCCCATCACCTTTGCACATCCATAAGGACTTACTGGATTCATAGGAGTAGTTAATCTTTGATGGTTATCATCATCTACACTATTACCAAACATTTCACTACTACTTGCTTGATAAAACTTTGCTTGTGGTACTAAAGTTCTTGTAGCTTCTAACATATTCAACACACCAAGTGCATTTGTTTTTATTGTAAAAGATGGTACATCAAAACTTATTCTTACATGACTCATTGCTGCTAAGTTGAAAATATGTGTAGGCCTTACATCTCTTATAATTTTATATAAACTGTGTTCATCTAATAAATCACCATAATGTGTGGTTACTTTATTATTAATATGTTCATATCTTGTACTTTGACTTTCAGGAGTACTTTGTCTTCTGATAATACCATGTACTTCATATTTTAAATCTAATAATAGTTCTGCAAGATAACTTCCATCTTGTCCACCAAGTCCTGTTATTAATGCTTTATTCATTGAATATCCTTTTTGTTGATAAATCACTATACGTTCTATTGTTTCCAGAGTCAAGGTTTTTCTTTGGTACTTGATCCATTAATATTATTCCCCTTGCAGCATCTTCTGGTGTCATATAATAATGATAGCCACAATATTCAAAGTCATCATCCATATAACTAATAGTTAAATCTCTTCCATCATATGTCATCTTTCTAAACCAATTTGCAGCTTTCTTATCATTTGTTAATATCATACCACCTCTTCCAATTGGTATTCTTTTCTTCAATTGAAAACTTATTACATGAAAACCACTTTTATACATTCCTTGTGTCCATCTAACTGCACCATCCCATATATCAAATGGTTTAAGTTGATATATTCCTGACCATGTTAAATCTTCAAACACTGGTGTAAATCCAGCATGTTTAATTTGCATTGGTACACTGCAGTAAGTATATCTTGGAATATGAATATGTTCTGTTATCATTTTCATAACATCCTTATACCACTTCAAAGATAAAAACAAACCATGTGAACAACAATCAACTGCTATACCATATTTTGCTCCAGCAAACTTAGCTACTTTCTTTTCAAACATACTGACTACTTCTCTTGGATCATCAAACTTATATCCATTTTCTTTTAGTTGATCCAACTCTGGTCTTTCAAACTCAGGAGGCAATTGACCAAGAGGCCAACTCTTATACTCAGTCATCTATAAACCTTTTATCTAACTTCTGACCTTTGTATGGTCCTGTCTTAAATTCATATACTTTAACTTCACCAATAGCTTTGTAAGTATGACCACCAAGTAATGTAATTGAACAATCACCTGGTCCTATTCTATAGTTTCCAATAGGTGTACTTCCTGATTCATCATAGTATGTAACATCTACATATCCTTCTATGACAACCCAACTTTCTTGAGCTATAACTTTCTTCTCACCTTCTTTCCATATATGTCTATGTGGTTTAAAAGTTGTACCATCTTCTAAGTTAAGTGTTGATAATTGTAGAAAGTTTTCTTCAGGAATAATATCTTTTCGCTTTGAATTTATTTCATCTTTTTTTATTATAATATGACATAGTTTATCTACATCATAGTTTGAGTATATTTTAATCATAATCTATCCAGTCTATATTATCAAACAATTTAACAAATAAGTCAAGACATTTCCAATCATAACCAGTTAAATGTTCTTCGTTACACATTTCTTTTTTAATCATTTTATAGTTAAGACCAGGATTAAGTAACGCAGCTGATAAAACATAACTACTAAATCCACCTACAACCAATCTACTTTTACATAACATAAACCATTCTCTCACACTATCGTTATCGTAAGGACTATGATTTATAAATGATTCAGAAGAGTCTATTATATTTTGTAGTGCATTCATATCATCACCAATAATAATCCAAGGCTCTAAACTATCTTTGTTAACAACTACATCAATATAAGTTTTTTTTGATACTAAAGGTCTATCTAATTGTCTAACATGTAATATTGTTTCAGATATTGGTTTCATATCATTTAACTTAACAGGCATAGCTCTTCTAATCTTTTCTATATGCTTTTTTACTTTTTCTATTCTTTCTGTATTGAAGATTGGAAACTTCTTTGTTCCACTAACAGCTTCTACTTTTAAATGATGTTCAATTGTCTTACTAATAAAATCAATGTTTACTTCTCTTAATCCATCAGGATAATTATGAAAGTTTAAAATAATTTTTTCTATATCTTTACCTTTGTCATATGCATCACCATATGCAGCCATCAAGTTAAGTAGTTGTGTTCCAAGTCCACCTCTTATCTGATATGTTAACATGCTATCCTACTAAAGTTTTTATGTTTCTCAAAACGAATAGTTGAGAAGAACTTATCTTGTAATAGATCACCTTTATGACTTATAACAAATACATTTTGTTCTCCACCTAACTGATGAATAAGTTTTAAGAATTCATCACAACCATTATTATCTAAACTTGCATCAAACACTTCATCAAGTATCAATAAGTTTGTGTTAGTACTATTCTTCATTCTTGCTATTGATCTCCAAGTAAATAACAATGCAAGATCTATTCTCATCTTTTCACCTTCACTAAAACTATCATATGTAAATTCATCTCTATGTCTTGACTTTATATTTTCTGAGAAGTTTTCATCTAATTCAAAGTTAACAAAAAAGTCCATTGCTGCAAGATATTTGTTGACTAACTTATTAATGATAGGCACATATTGTTTAATAATCTTTGTTTTTATTCCTTGATCTTTTAGTAGTACTCCTGCTACTTCATACAATGTCTTTTCATGTACCAAGTTTTCTTGCTTATGTTTACCATCAGTAAGTTGTCTTGTAAGTGTACTAAGTTTTTTATTCTCTTTACCAACGTCTTTTCTATCACCACCCAATGATGAGTTTTCTTCATTAAGTTTTGTTATATAACTATTCAATGCAGTTATATTTGCACTTTCTTTAGAATGCTCTGTTTGTTTACTACTAACAAGATCACTTATGTTTAGTGCGTGTGCAACCTTTTCATTTATTTCTTTATACTTACTACCAAGATCTTCTAGTCCTCGTTCTATTTGTTTTATCTTATCTACCTTTTTATTAACATTCTTATCTTTTAACTCTTTACCTATAGATTGATTGCAGGTCGGACATTCATCATGAGATTGATAGAACTCAATATCTTTCTTTAGTTGCTTTACTTTAGACTCCATGTTTTCTTCCATGGCTGTAATCTGGCCAAGTTTATTCTGTAATGTATTCTTATCTTTGATCTTTTCTTGTAATTCTAATACTTGCTTCTCTATTGTTTCAGTCTTTTGTCTTGATCTCAATATTGTAGCTTGAGTCTTATCAATTTCTTCTTGGTTCTTTTGTATCTTCTCATTATTAGTTTGTTTGATCTCTTCAATAAACTTTCTTTGTACATCTATCTTTTCTTTGATAAGATTGATTTCATATTTTAATTCTGTTACTTTATTTCTATTCTCTGTCATTTTATCTTTCAATATAACATTCATAGATGAGAATATTTTTATATCTAATAAGTCTTCTATGATCTCTCTTCGTTGTGGTCCACTTAATTGCATGAAAGGAATGAAGCTACTGGATCCAAGTATAACTATTTGTGTAAATGATTTGAAGTTTAGTTTAAGGATATTGTTTTCTAAATGTTCTTGATAGTCTTTACTATCACCTGTTTGGTTTATTAACTCATCATTAACATATATTTCAAATGGTTGAGATCCCCAAGTCTTTATACTTCTATGAACTTTATATTTATTTTTACCAACAGTAAACTCTACTTCAATACTTGTACCTTTTGTATTGACACTGTTTACTAATTGTTTCTTGGTTACTTTTCTAAAAGGTCTACTGAATAAAACATAACAAAGAGCATCCAATATAGTACTCTTACCAGAACCATTCTCACCTACAATTAATGTATTTGGTGATCTTTTCAGTTCAACTTCTGTCCATACGTTTCCATATGAAAGTAAGTTCTTCCACCTTATCTTCTCAAATATAATCAATTATTACCTATACGTCAATATGCAACGCTTCATTATACAATGTACCCATCAATGAAGTCAACTTCTTTTTATCCACTTCAGTGTCTATCTTTTCAATATAATTTCTCAAGATAGTCATAGTATCTTCCGCCTCGTCAATTAAATCTGCTTCACTTGTTTGATCCATATGTTTATGATCATCAACTATAGAAAGATTCTCAGGATTTGATTTGTATAGCTTATCTAAGAATACATCAAACCAATATGGGTTCTCTTTATGTATAGTTACAACCTTTACATATGTTCCTTTGAATGAGTCAAAGTCATGATCGGTAAGTTGTTCTAATGTTTTGTTTTTATCATTATAAAATATTTTGTGGAACATCTTATATGGGTTTATTATTCTTTCTAATTCTCTTGTCTTTAAATCTAATACATGGAAACCTTTTGGATCATTATAATCACTCCATGTTATTTCATACTGTGTTCCTAAGTATGTTATATTCTCTTGGCTAGACTTTGTATGATAATGACCTGATAATACCATATCAAAACCTTCAAATACTTTCTTCTGTAATCCATGATCACTTATCATTTCTTTATTCATATGGAAACCAGCTACTTCCAAATGTCCTAATGCTATCTGTGCTCTTGTACTTTTTATATGTTGTAAAGATGATGTATAATTTGAATTATTGATCCATGGTATCAAACATAAGTCTGTTCCACCCAAGTTTATATCTGTTGCTTCGCTGTAGAACTTAGGATACCATGTACCGCTATCAGTTCCAAACAGTTCCTGCATTGCATTTATTTTATTTGTATTTCTATATGGTACATCATGGTTTCCAATAATAACATGGAAATCTATACCCATTTTTTTTAGCTTGTAGATAAAATCAGTCTTGAAGCGATTGAGAATAATATAATTGATAAACTTGCGCCTGTCAACGATATCTCCCAAATGGACGACCGTGTCAATCCCGTGCTTTTCCAGATAGGGAAAGAAAATATTATCATAAAACTTAAAAAAATACTCAAGAAAAGCGTGACTATCATTTCGTGCTCCAAAGTGTGTATCGTTAAGTAGTGCGACTCGCATAAATCTGATTGTACCTTATTCTTTGTTTGGAGTCAACATTAAATCTACAGTTCGTTCTAAACTTTTTATTTGATCGTCCGATAACATTGAAATCTTATCAAATATATCTTTCTTTTTAAATGTTGCCAATCCCATTCTACCTTTCTCGGATCCTTCCCAAGTTTTATAGTCTTTATTCTTTCTTTTTATTCTTTTTGACTCGCATACTATACAACTGTAATTAGTTGTATATCTTAATGTGTTTCCACACTTCTTACAAGGCGCTCCGTTATAATGTATCTGTCCGTTATGGTAGGCATCATACCTAGCTCCTCTACCTTGTCTTGCCATTAATCCTTAGTTGCCCAAAACATTCTTATAGGAAAAGATTCATACATATTATTATCTTCAAGATATTTTCTATTATCTAATTGTTGTTGTTTAATCTCATCTTTACTCTTACCATCATACTCAACACCTATTCTATGTCTAATCATAAACTCATTGATTGTAGTTTGTCTATCTTGATCACCATCATACATAACAAATTCACCAAGCACTCTACCATACTTACCAACTTTGTCTTTATGTGTTCTTAAAACTTGTTTGGATCCTTCAGGTAAATAATGTAATACTACTTGTTTAGCAAATAGTCCTGCCTTCTTTTCTTCTAAATCTCTTGTTCTAGATTCTGGTGTATCAATACCATATAATCTTACACGTTCATTATGAACCCAAATACCAAACCCCAAGTCAATATCGACATCAACAGTGTCGCCATCCACAACACGTCTGATTGTGCAGTTGTATTCGTGCATACTTCCTCCTTTATTACTATGCCTCTTTTATAAGAAACCATTTTATTTCCTTTTATATTTTTTTGGTACTTCACCAATACCTACTACTCTATCCCAATCTCGTTGTGAATATTTTAAATTATTAATATGTTGTTTAAATTTCATTGTTTCTCCTTCAAAATATTACCATAGTTTGGCCAACCATACTTTTCACTATCCTCACCAAAATATCTCCAACGAACTACTCCAGTAATAGGATTTCTTTCATATATTTTTTTTCTTGACACTATACTTTCCTTTTCTTTATTTTTCTTCTTTTGTTTTTTTCAAAATCAGTTATGAATTCATCCATATATTGTTGAGTCCATTCACTAACTTTTATTTCATCCTTAAAGTTTCTAGCATTGTCGTGTTCTTGAGTGTCAGCTGTCTTATCAAATAAGTTTGTTTGTTCTGTCATCTTAAACTTAACGAACAAATGCTTTTTCTCTTTTTGGATTCTTCTTAAAAATGCATAATATATAATTTGTGTAAAATATGCAAATGGATTATTACTCTTTTCTGGATTAAAATTATCTATGTATTGTAAACAATTCTCAATACCATCACTTATCATTTCTTCTTTAAATGTATAATTAACAAAGTTTGGTTTTCTTGCTAAGTGTGTTGCAATCTTCATTATACATTCTCCAACATAAGTTGGTACTATAGGCCTATCTGATACTTTCTCTATTGCTGTTTGAACACTCGCCTTATACTCAATCATAGCAGCTAAAAAGTCTTTGTTATTAACATATTCTTGTTTAGCTCTTCGTCCCATTATTTTTTTCCTTTTCCTGTTGACTTTTTGTTTTTATAATGTAAAATAGCTGATGTAGCTGGCGGGAAGGACTGACTATATTAATGAAAGGTAATCTTCTTATCGGGGTCATTTAATTCATCCATAATCTCATCTAACTTAGTCTTCTCTTCACCTTGTGCCATCTTATCTATTATTCTTTCTAGTTGTACACTCGCACCGTCTGGCTCCTCAGGTTCTTCCATACCAGTAATAGCATTAGCTGCCGCTTCTACTTTAGTCCTTGGTTTGTAGTTCTTAATCTTCTCATTTGTCTTATTATAATATTCTAAAACAACAGGATGAGTATTACAAACTGTAACAATGTGTCTTTTATTTACTGGAATTCTATCTCCATACTTCCATGGTACCCATTTAACAAAAGCCATACCCATATGAGTAGTATTTGTTAGAGTAACAATTCTTTGTGGATTCTTTATTTTTATTTCAGAAGTTTTTAAACTTTGAAGATCAACTTCTCCAACAACGTCGTCTCCGTTTGATAGTTTAATTAACTTAGTTGCATATTGACCGGTCATTTCATTCCTATCTTGTACAGTTTATAATCAAACTTTTCTTCATTATATATTTTTATTCTTTCGCTAAAATGTTTCAATGTATAATTAACATGACTCTTATATCTTAAATCATCACTTATATCTATCAATCTCGCTTTTTCTTTTTTGTCGCCTTTTCTGAGACCTCTACCGATACTTTGGAGATTCCGAATTTTTGACTTACTCGGCGAAGCAAAGATGATATTGTGGAGATTACGTATGTTAACACCTGTGCTAAAAGTCCCAAAACTTGCAACAATAATTGAATTATT